GTCATTCGCACGCGCGTAAAAAGTAGACGCATGCCACATATATTGAGTTTAATTTTAAGAAATGGCAACTAGAAAAGAAATAGCTGAGCATTTATTTATGACTGTGCAAAATGTTGCCAAGTTAATAAAAGATGATGTGTTCAGTGTAAAACCTGGACCTAGTCCTTTAGAAATAGATTATGCTAGACGACAATATATCGAGCATTTACAAAAAAGAGGTAGATTTCATTTAAAAGATGGTACTGGAGATATTACAGAAGAAAAAACCAGATTAACAAAGGCTCAAGCAGATAAGGCACAACTTGATGTTGCAGTACTAGAGGGCAAACTTATTCCTACAGATATGGTTGAACAAACTTGGTTAAACTATATTGCCAACTGTAGAGCAAGATTGTTAACATTGCCTAATAAAGTTGCACATTTAGTTGTAGCTTGTGATGAATTTCAAGAAGCCGAAAAGATAATAAAGGAAAGTATATATGAAGCATTGGAGGAACTAGCACAAGATGCTATACCACAAGAATATAGAGAAACTACTGCAATCGATCAGCCAGATTTGGAATCCACCTCCTGAGTTAACAGTATCAGAGTGGGCTGACAAGAATAGGATTCTTTCAGCTGAATCTGCTGCAGAGAGTGGTCAGTGGAGAACGTCAAGAGCGCCATATCAAAAAGATATTATGGATGCTGTAAATGATCATAGAATAAGTACTATTGTATTTATGAAGTCTGCTCAGGTGGGAGCTACTGAAATATTAAACAATATAGTTGGCTACTACATAGACCAAGATCCTTCCCCTACTTTAGTATTACAACCTACTCTAGCTATGGCACAAGCATGGTCAAAAGATAGATTAGCTAATATGATTCGTGATTGTGATAGCTTAAGAAAAAAAGTCAAAGACCCGCGATCAAAAGATAGTGGTAATACTGTTTTAAGTAAGAAGTTTCCTGGTGGTAACATCAACATTGTCGGTAGTAATTCTGCTTCGGGTTTAGCCTCTAGACCTATTAGGATCTTGCTTTGTGATGAAGTAGACCGTTATGAAGCCTCAGCTGGAGCAGAAGGAGATCCTATAAGTCTTGCTATGAAAAGAACAACAACTTTCTGGAACCGTAAGATATTTATTACATCCACACCTACTATTAAAGGCATGTCTAGAATAGACGTTGCATTCGAAGAATCTGATAAACGTTACTTTCATGTGCCCTGTCCTAATTGTAATGAAAAACAAAGATTAGTATGGGAGCAAATAGTATGGGAAAAAAGTAAACCTGAAACAGCTCAGTATATTTGTATTCATTGTGAATCTGCTATAGATGAAAATAAGAAGCAATGGATGTTACTAAATGGCGAATGGATAGCAACTAAACCAACTAAAAAAGTAGCAGGCTTTCACATATCTGAGCTTTATAGTCCATGGCGAACTTGGAAAGAAATGGCTATAGATTTTTATGAAGTTAAAAAACAACCTGAAATGCTCAAGACTTGGGTCAATACAGCATTAGGAAGAACTTTTGATGATCCTGGTGAAAGTATAGAGCATCATGAGTTAATGCAAAAAAGAGAAACTTACGATCCTACAAATATACCCAACGATGTTTTACTCTTAACTTGTGGCGTTGACGTACAAGGAGATAGACTTGAAGCTCAAGTTTTAGGTTGGGGAGATAATAATGAATGTTGGGTTGTAGATTATAGAGTTATTTACGGAGATCCATCTTCTAATCCAATATGGTTAGAGTTAGATGCTTATTTAAACCATATATACAGAAGAGATGATAATAAAAAACTAAAAGTAGTATGCACATGTGTTGATAGTGGTGGTCATCATACACAACAAGTTTATGCCTATGCATCAAAACGTATACACCGCAAAGTTTTTCCAATTAAAGGTTCAAGTTTATCAAATCAACCAATTATTAATAGGCCATCTTATGTTGGGAAAAATAGAAATATTTTGTACGCTGTAGGAACTGATTCAGCAAAAGAAGTTATATTTACAAGATTAAAAGCAGAAGAAGAAACCATACATTTTCCTGCACATGTTGACGAAGAATACTTTAAGCAACTAACAAGTGAGAAAAGAATAATCAAGTATACAAAAGGCGGAAAGAAGTTTGCTTGGGTAAAAATTAATAATCGCAATGAAGCTTTAGACACTATGGTTTATGGTTTTGCAGCATTGCATATACTACAACCTAATTATTTGAAGATTGCACAAAATATTAAAGATAATACTAGTGAAACAGAAAAAGTTAAAGATGTAGGAAAGAGACCTGTTCGAAACGATTGGATTTATAAATGGAAATAATAAAACTGTTTACTTTTATATAGTTTCATGGTCTAATAAAATTTTAAAATCCAATTAAGGAGGGATTATGTTTGAAGATATACAGCTTATGCACGCGCATTATGGCATAACTAAGTTTATTAAATCTGCAGATACACAAACAAAAAAGCACTATCTTGATTTTAGATTAGGCTTTATCAAAGAAGAGTATACAGAACTTGTTAAAGCTTATCAAAGCAAAGACTCCAATGAGTTAGTAGATGCATTAATTGATATATTAGTCGTAACTATTGGCACTCTTGATACTTTAGGAATAGATATTGATAAGGCTTGGGATGATGTATACAAGGCTAACATGTCTAAAGTTATTGGTGAAAATAAAAAAAGAACTTATAAAATGGAAGGACTTCCTGATTTGGTTAAACCAGAAGGTTGGACTGCTCCAGATCATTCAAACAATACAGGAGACTTAGATGAAATCTTCAATTCCTAAACCAGTTAAAGTTATCAATGAATGTGTTGCTTTACAAATTCAAAAATCTAATGATTACCAAAATCCTAATTCTAGGATCAAGCAAATAGACTATTACCCAAGAGGGGTATTGTCTATCATGGAAATGATACATACTAAAACAACTCGTATGTGGAGCGTATTAGAAGCTGCAGAATCAGGCAAAAATCCTAACTTTGAATCATTAGAAGATTCTGCAAAAGATCTTATTAACTATGCATCATTCTTTGTTACATATTTACGCAAAGAGTTTGATGGTCAAGATAAAACTAAGGATATATTTAACAAATGAATACAGTAAAAGATATAAGAGCACAATTTAGTACAAAACTGCTAAAAGAAGAGTTTGTTAAAGATAGAAATGGAGGAAATGTTATTGAGATAATTGGAGCTTCATTTTATGCGGATGATATAACTATTTTTGGTAAAAACAATGAAGAGTATGAAAATGCTGAGATTGATTGGTATAAATCTAGAAGTACAAATATTAATGACTTAAAATATGAACCTATACCACAAGCATGGAAAAATACTGCTAATGAACACGGTGAGATTAATTCTAACTATGGGAAATTAATTTACGATGCTATTTATGGATCACAATTTGATAATGTTTTATATGAATTGAAGAATGATCCATTCTCTAGAAGAGCTACTATGATTTATACAAGACCTACTATTTGGCAAGAGTTTGAAGAGAATGGTAAAAATGATTTTATATGTACTAATGCTGTAACTTACTATGTAAGAGATGGAATGTTACAAGCAGTTGTACAAATGAGATCTAATGATGCTGTTTATGGTTTTAAAAATGATTTTGCGTGGCAATATTATGTTCTACAAAGATTAGAAAAAGAACTAGGATATGGTATCCATTGGCCCATATGGCAAGTACAAAACTTACATGTGTATGAAAAGCATTTTGATTTAGTTGAATCAAGTGAATAATTGGGATCGTCGTTATATGTCTTTAGCAAAGGCAATTTCATCTTGGAGCAAAGATCCATCTACAAAAGTCGGAGCTGTAGCAATAGGTGATAAAGGTCAAGTTATTTCCCAAGGCTATAACGGCTTCCCAAGGAGGTTTGATGATAGTATTGAAAAATATGAAAATAGAGATACAAAATATAAATACGTTGTTCATGCGGAAATGAATTGTATCTATCATGCTACACATAATGGTTTATCATTGGAAGGAGCTAAACTATATGTATATGGTTTAGGTGTATGCCACGAATGTGCAAAAGGTATTGTACAAGTTGGAATAAAAGAAGTTTATGCATCTTGCAATCCTGAATCAGAATTAAGATGGATAGATAGTTTTGCTTTAACAAAAGATATATTAAAAAAAGGAGGGGTTAATTATGAACAAATATATCACTAATCCACTTGCTAACATTCCTGTTAGTAAAAAATCACACGTATATGGTTGGGCTAGTCATTGGAGGAATTTATTAAAAGCCGAAATAAATTACAAATGTGACGCAGGTTTAATAGATGCTAATACTATATATATAGATCATGGTGTCAACTTTAATGGATCGCTAAATCTTTTTGGTGGTTTAAACAATGATATTTATAAAAAATTTAATATTTTGCTTATGTGCATAGATCAAGGAACGAAAATAATATCTCTAGATCATGATATGCCAGATTTTGGAGAAATGTTTACAAAAAGAATAGGAAACTCTAGCACGTGTGAATTTATTACAAAAGATTGGTGTAACAAAATATCTTCTATGTGTAAAAAAATTACATCATTAAAACATAGTGATTTAGAACATCACGAAGGTATAACAATAGGTGATTCTCATTCAATTGCTTTTGCTAAGAAAAAAGATATGATTTTAAGAATGGATGGAAAAACATTACATGGTGCACTTAAATATGATTTTGATAGTTTTATGGATAGCATAGAAATAACTGATAAAGTAGAAAGAGTAACTCTATGCTTTGGTTCTGTAGATATTAGACATCACATATTAAGACATAATTATGATATAAACTCTATGCTTAATGAATATATTAATAAGGCTCATCAAATATCAGATAAATTTAATATAGATGTTGAAATAGCTACTCCTGTTCCTGTAGAATACGAACAAAGACGTATTCCAAAAACCGGATATTACAATGATACACCTTTTTTTGGATCACGAGAGCAAAGATATATTTTGACAAAAAGATGGATTGAGTATCTAAAACATAACTATGAAAATGTAGTACAACCACCTGAGTATTGGTATGAAATGGATCCAGAATTATATGCTAAGCAAATTATGGAACAGAATTCTAGTGTTCATATTGCTCCTATGTATTATAGAAGAAATCAATGGGGAGACATATTAGATGAGTCATGATAACCACATAATTGATAATATTAACAAAGATACTTTAGGTTACTCTTACGAAAAAGCAAAAAGAATACACCTTTGGTTATCTAGAAATTGGCAAGATCCAAATCCTAAACCAGTCATAGAAAACTTTGAAGGAGTTAATGTAATAAGAGATGATCTAACAACAGGAACAAAAGTTAGAGGTGCAGATTTATTAATGAGTAAAATAAAGCAAGATACTATTGCTTATGTTGTACCTAGAACTGGTTTGGCTGGTGTAAGCATTCTTGAGGTTGCAAAAAGACATAATAAGAAAGTTAGATTTTTTATGCCTAGTAGCAAGCAGATAAGTTATCATCAAGCTTGCTGCATTGAGCAAGGTTGTGATTATGAATTCCATAGAATTGCTGCAATGCCTAACTTAAATAGAATTGCAAAGATTTGGGCAGATCAAAATGATGCTTTTTTTATTCCATTAGGTTTAAAACACCTGCTAGTTACATCAGCTTTAGTAAAAGTAGCATCACAAATACCTGAACCTGATGAAGTTTGGACTGCAATATCAACAGGCGTTTTAAGTAGATCTCTACAAATAGCTTGGCCTAATGCTAAGTTTTATGCTGTTGCAGTATCAAGAAACATGAAAGAAGGTGAACTTGGAAGAGCAAAAGTTATATCTGCGCCAGAAGCATTTACAAAACCTGTAAAAAAAGAAGAAATGCCACCATTTCCTAGTATTGGAACTTATGATGCTAAAGTTTGGCGCTATATACCTAAAGATACTAATAAAAACATATTATTTTGGAATGTTGGTAAAGAACCTACATTAAAAGACGAAACGATTTACGATAAAATTGATAGTTATAGGGGTTGGCCATGCAAGTAACAGAATATTATGAAGAATTTAAACGATACTATAATTTAGCATCAATACAACAAGAAAATTGTAACCTAGGTATAAGAAAACACGAAGATGTATATATAAACGACGATTTAATGCAAAATGTGCAACTTTATGATGTTGTGGAGCGTAAATATGCTGGTTTTTCACAAATAATAAATGATATTTTTTACAATAATAGTGATAAACACCCTTACATAAGGAAAATAAAAGCAAACATGGCTTCAGATGAGCGTAAGTTTGCTATTTCACAATGGTCAGGTAAAAAATTAAGCTTAGAAACATGGTTATATATATTTTTGGTGCACAGAATAACAGGAAGCGCTATAAATTATGCAAAAATACCATCTGGTTATCATAATACTATCTTATTTAACCTAAATACTTGTGAAAATATAGAAGATATAAAGCAAAAAATCAAAAATTACGATAAAGCTTTTTATACTTCAGTAGGTTATCAGTTTCCACAATTTCCTAAAAAGCCTATAAATAGTAGTTATAAAAGATCGGGTGACTATTATTTATGCGAATATGCTGACATACTTATATATGATTTATGTGATTTTATTACAAAAAAGCGTAGAGATTTTAGAGAAATAGGCGAATTTATGTTCAATTGGAACAAAAGTAATGGTTTTAATGCTTTTAGGTTCCAATATGCTGCTTTTTTAGCAGATATTGCAGATTGGTTTCCTGAATATATAAATAGAAGCTCATTATTCTACTATGGTACAAATGCTGTTGAGTGTATAAGCTATTTAGCAGAAAAACCAAAAAATGTAAAAAAAGCAGATCATTTAGACAATATTATGATAAAAATATACGAAGATTTGAATTCGTTACCATATAACGCTGA